GAAAAAGAAGAAAACTACAGGGTTTTTACTTGCTAATTATAGACCCATGAAACAGACTGAGGATGTAGTAGTATTTTCTCCTGCTGGTGCCGCTGCTGCATCAAAGAATGGTAAGAACATGACATACAATCCACAGGGCTTAATTGAGAAGAGAGTAAAAAAGAAAAATAACCCAAAACGTCTTGGTAAGTTTCTACATAATCCAAAATTTATGGGTGAAAATAATAAACTGCTGCATGAAACAGAATATGAACAGAAGTATACAAATTATCCATCAGAAATAATAGAATTTGGGTTGGATAAAAATGTAGTTCACCCTACACAAAAACCAGTTGCTCTGATGGAGTATCTTATAAAGACATACTCCAACGAGAATGAAACTGTTTTGGATAATTGTATGGGCAGTGGTACTACAGGTGTTGCATGTGTAAACACAAACAGAAAATTTATAGGTATAGAAAGAGATGAAGAATATTTTAATCTTGCAAAGTCTCGCATAGATGAATCTATCGGACTAACGAGGTTTATGAATGACAACACTATCTGAACTGGTAGCAAATGAACAGTATGCGCGATAAAAGTAGACCTAAATATAAACTGTGGAGGAAACAAATATGACATGGATAGGATTTACTTTGTTGGTTGTAGTAATTCTTATCGTTGTACTAGATTGGTCAATAGGTTCCGCTCTTTTAGTGGGCCTGGGAGTTTTTATTTCTCCCATACTGATGTACATCGGCGCAATTGCTGTTTTCATAGTAATTGGACTTTTAGCGGCACTCTTCTCTAGTTAGGAGTCAGGAATGTGTTTTAAAAATTTAATAGAAGTCGAACGAAAACTTGCTGCTCGGGATCATCGCGGGTATACACTTGTAGTTTTCGTGATCATGGTTGCACTATATTTTAGTTACATTCACTAGGAGAATTACATGTTATTTGATAAACCATTTAAATCATTTAAAGAAAAACGGCGACAACACAAGATTCGGATTAATCGACACCTGGCACACAATCTAGTTCATAATCGTCATCTTGCAGACCATCTTCCCGCTCTGACGGCAGGATTGTATGCGACAGCACGCCAGCTGCCGAGCGCCCGAGGGCCCTTTGTGTGTGACACTGAAATGCTCTACGATAAACTTTCGTCATGGCATCGAATTTCCGATGCCGGGTTTCCGGGCTATGTAGAAATTGATCCAGAAGAAATGAGATCCGGTTACGCCCACCTGGCCATGCCTTGCGCACAGGAGAAAAACTAATATGGACGATAAGAACGAATTATATTCCGATGAAGATGATGACATGAATCCAGATGATGATAGAAAATATGAAGTAGAAGGTAGAACAGATATTGAGCTTTTACGCGGCGATACATGTATTATGTTTCGGAACGATGGTAGTACACAAGTCTATGTGAATGAAGATACATTCGATCAACTATCAGACTATGATGATTGTGAAGATGAGGAGGAAGTTTCAGTTCCCGTAAGTCTTATAAATGTTTCAAAATTCTTCATTGCAATTTCACGATTCACCTTGCCCGGTGACCGATCTGTGCCAGGAAAGCTTTACAGAGAAGAACTGAATTAGGAGATACATAATGAAACAACTGTGTTTATATCATGCAGACTCCGATGGATTCGGCGCAGCATATTCCGTTTGGAAAAGATATGGTAGGGAAAATACAGATTATTTTTCTACCAACTACGGCGAAGCAGTTATTGATGCGTCAAAGTATAATAGTATTATCATGGTGGACTTCTCGTACAAGAGAGATGTCCTTGTCGAAATGTACGAACTTCTGGAAGGCAATCTTCTGGTTCTCGATCATCACAAATCTGCGGAGGACGATCTAAAAGGTCTTCCGTATTGTGTGTTCGATGTAAGAAAATCTGGGGCATCACTTTCTTTCGCATATTTCAATAACTATAATCCACACATCAGGATTCCTCGACTACTGGAGTTTGTCGAAGATTTCGATCTTTGGAAATTCAATTACGGCGATGACACTAGAAAGATTGCGTGTGCGCTACAGAGTTATCAAAGCGTCCAGACATTTGAGATGTGGGATGATTGGATTAAATCTTGGAAAGATACTCAACACAAACTTATAACTGAGGGGGGCGCAATCCTTCGTTATCAGAATCAAATCATTGACAAGTTGAAAAGTTCTGCACATTTACAGACATGGATCATTGATGGAAAAATTGTAGAGATTCCCATAGTTAATACGAGAGAGGTTATCTCAACGGCAGGGAACATCCTGTGTCAAGGAAAACCTTTTTCTGCGACTTACTACGATGTCCATGGTAAAAGGCGTTGGTCTTTACGTTCCGATGACAATGGTTGGGATGTATCTGAGATTGCAAAATTAAAAGGCGGTGGTGGTCATCTGCACGCCGCAGGGTTTGAAACATTTGACGATGAAGGCCCCATTCTGTTATTCGGAGAAAGTAATGAAAACAAGTACAAAGAAATCCTCGAAGAAATTATCAGTCAAGAAAATAAAAACCTCAAGCAGCAAAAAGCTCTTTGGGGATTATAGGTTTAAATCCGGTGAAATCTCACTGGAACAGTTTCTCGAAATCGACACAATGACCGAAAAAGACATCCCAAAATATGAGGGCATTTTTAGACCCACCAATGCCTCCACTACGGATGATGATGTGATGGTGACTATCAAAGGTCGTGCATTGGGGCGGACTATCAATTGGTTCCATTTTCATACTAGTGAGAAAGACAGAAAGAAATGGACTCTGGAATATTTGGAGAGTAAGAAACGCAAAGATGATATTGCACTTCTAAAAACTCTGGAAGATTGTTGGTTCAGGACAACTGGTTCATTTTGCAAAGTGATTCTTTCTGGTTCTGTTTCTGCTATCGCACAAGAAGATAAACTAAATGTTGTCATTGATAGTCTGATTCACAATGCAAAGATGAAATTCAAAGAAAGGTGTGGTACAGAATATTCTGCATCTGCATTGAAAAAATCTTCTGTTCCCAAAGTGAAAATCGATATCCAACAGGCGACTAGAAACAAGATTGAGAAATTAAAGAATATCTTTGAAGACGAACTGTTGAAACAGATTGATGCAGACGAGTGGAACCCCAAGAAGATGAAAAAACTTTTTAATGATCATGCGCCCAAGAAACGTATCATGGGTGCAATCAGAAAATATTTTGTAGAGGACAACCCTGACGATGACATGGTGGATGCAATTGATGCATACTTAGAAGACCTATAAAAAAGAAAGTGAGAATAAATTGATACTTATTGATTTGAACCAAATAATGATTTCTAATCTAATGATGTTTTTAAATAGTAAACACATTGGAACATTAGAAGAAAAACTGGCATTCACTAAAGAGAACATTGACCAAGCAGATGCACGATACGATCTTGTACGTCACATGGTCCTGAATAGTCTCAGAATGTACCGCAAGAAGTTTTCAAAAGAATATGGTGAACTGATTCTTTGCTCGGACGGTAGAAAATACTGGCGCAAAGACAAGTTTCCATATTATAAGGCTAGTAGAAAGACTTCTCGACAAGAATCAGAATTTGATTGGGGATGTATCTTCGATTGCATGAATCAGATTAAAGCAGAGTTAATCGAGGTCTTTCCATACAAACTAATTGAATTGATGACAGCAGAGGCAGACGATGTGATCGCAATCATCGTCAAACAACAGAATGAGGAATTTGGAAATTTTGAAAAGACTCTAATCATATCCGCAGATAAAGACTTCACACAGTTGCATAAATATAATGGAGTGGTGCAATATAATCCGATTCAGAAGAAATTCATATCGGAGAAAATACACCCATCGGAAATCCTTCATCGACTGATTATGTCCGGTGATAGAAGTGACGGAATCCCAAACATGATGTCTTCTGATGACACGTTTGTTACAGGAAAGAGACAAACTCCCCTCTCAAAAAAGAAACAAAAGGAATGGGGAGATTTTTTCCCGAAAGATTTCTGTAAGGCAGAACTTTGCAACGAAACACAACTACGAAATTATAAACGGAATCAAATGTTGATTGATTTTGATTTTATTCCCACGGAAGTTGAAGAAGCGATTATTGCCGAATACGAAAAACCGATTCAAGGGAATCGCGCCAAAATTCTTGACTACTTTATCGAAAAGGGTTTGAGAGATTTGACTGACAGTATTGGTGACTTTTAATAGAGAGGAAATAATATGCCAGAACAAACGTACACGATGATGATCTCCGAAATTCTAGATCATGTTCACAAAGCAAAAAATCGTAACGAGAAAATCAAACTTTTAAAATTCCATGAATCCAAGCCTCTCAAATATATTTTGAAGGCTGTCTTTGATGATAAAATCAAATTCAACATTCCGCGATCATGGCCAAAGATTGGAGATATCAATTACACACCAGATGATGCACCTGATGGACACAATCCATCTTCTCTTTATGTGGAGTGCCGAAAATTTCCAATGTTCTGTGTTGATGGCGGTGGAGAAAATCTGACCCAATCCCGCCGTGAATTTTTATTCAAAATAATATTAGAAAGTGTTAATGCAGCCGAGGCCGAACTTCTAGTCAAGATGTTGCGGAAGGATTTGCAGATTGATGGATTAACCCCAGGCCTCGTCCTGAAGGCATTTCCCGGTCTATTTGCATGGGAAGACCCCCGAAAGAAGAAAGACCCGCCAGTGGTCGCTATTGAATCCACAGACCCCGTTACAGCGGGGGATGCAGTAGGGGATGGAGGTAATAGTGAATAAATCTTTCCTAAAATGGTGGTTGTTATTTTGTCTCCAGATCGTGGGCGTAGGATTTGCATTATACTATGATATCTTTAATACACTTCTCGATGCCGATAAAAGTTTTATCAGTATCTTGATTCTTTCAATTTATGTTTGCACTAGTCTGCGTGTTGGTTATAAAACGAAGAACATCGGTAAAAATAATATTGACGAACTTGATACTTCCAATGACTCCTCTGGGTTTTTTCAATGCGAGACATTTCTCGTCTTGGGAATGATCGGAACTGTCATAGGATTTATTATGGCCTTCAGTAATATTCATACTCTAAATGTTGGAGATATGGATTCGATGCGAAGTGTGTTACAAGTTATGGGTAGTGGAATCGGCACAGCACTATGGACAACTCTAGTGGGATTAGTTTGCAATCTTGCACTGAAATTACAATTAATAAATTATGAAAATGGATTAGAAGTAGATACTACTGATGAATGGTGGCCACCTGAATGAAAAACAATAGAGAGAAATATCGTTCTCAAATAGGATTTACTGATTTGCTGATGCTTCTCTCTTTGGGCTTTGCAGTCCTATTTATGATTTCAGTATTCATGATTAATCCAATTAAAAAGAACAGTAGTCCAGTAGAGAAAAAAGCAGAAATAATTGTGACGATGGAATGGGACAAAGATTCATCCAATGATTTTGATCTGTGGATCAAAAATCCAATAGGTGTTATTATCTCATGGTTAAACACTAGTGCAGGATTTGGAAATCTGGAAAAGGATGATCTGGGAGTTCTCAATGATAGACAATTTATTCGGGGGATTCCCCTAACAATAAAATTGAATAGAGAAGTAATTGCTTTTAGAAAAGTTATTCCGGGCGAGTATACTGTGAACATTCATGCATATAAGAAAATCGATTTGGGAATTAGTGTAGTGGATATAGAAGTTGTTGTGTTAAATCCATATAAAGTTTTTATCAAGGAAAAAATTGAAATTCTTGCAAATGGTGCAGAATATACCGTAGTAAAATTTACCGTAGATGAAACTGGTTCAATAGTTAACACAAACAAACTACAAGAAAGATTTGTTTATACTGAACTACAATAAGATACCCAATCTTGGTAACGATTTAATAGATATAGTAGATATAGGATAATAAAATGGAAACAACATTCGTATATTTATTATTGTGGTGTACATCGATGATTGCACATGCAATAGGTGTCCTGTGGATGGCAATCAAACACGGCAAAAATAAAATGGTGATGATAATTTATATCCCCATCTTTTTATTCCTTTCTGCGTTCACATTTTATTCAATCGAGGCACTATCAGGATGGCCAACCAAGATCAAAATGCCAGGAGAGTTTCAGTTACATTGGTATCTGATCAATGAAAAGAAAAATATTTACCTATGGATTAATACGCCCGGTAAAAAGTCACCACCAAGGGCACATATTATTCCGTACACAAAACAGACACACAAAAATCTGCAATCTATGAAAAAGGCACTGATGACCGGCAAGATTCGGATTCTTGGGAAAAAGGTTTTTGGTCAAAAGACTCTTGGACAGAAGATACCACCGCATCATTATAAATTTTATAGATTCAATCATCAAAAACAATTTCCAAAGGTGAGGTGACATGAAAAGAACTTTTGTATTTGGTAATAGCGAAGTAAGACGAACAATTGATGTTGACGCAATACGAAAACATGGGAAGACATATGGTTGTAATGCAATCTATCGTGATCACACACTTGATGTATTGATTGCAAGTGATCTGAATATGCAACATGAAGTTTACTCGTCAGGATACGCACGAGAAAACACCTGTTACTTCCCGGCGTTCTCACGATTGCCTGCTGAACATTATGAGATGGTTCTCTCTACCATGCAAACGGGCGGCGAGACTATTGAGGCAGAGAACGAACGTGGAGACAAGAAGGAATTTGCAATTCAAGGTGTGATGAACGAGTCAATCAAGGCAAGGGACACGGCCTTGAGGACGAAGTATCCAGGCATCTCCCAAGCAGAGATTGATGACATGGCTGGCATCTCTGGTATATGGATCTTGTGGTTAGATGAAAAAGATTGTATCATCAACATGGAAATAAAATATGAAGCCCTTGAACCTTGGTCAAGTGGAACCCAAGCAATTCACATCGCATGTAGTGAAGAAGAACCAGACGAACTTTATATCATAGGGTTTGGTTTTGGTTATTACAATGGGGTGATGGATAATGTATATAAAGGCACACAAAATTATCGATCTACTGCAATAGATGATCGAACTCACCGCAATGAAATGTGGTATGAGGAACACCAGACCAATTTTGAGACATTTCCAAAAGTAGATTTTTATATAGTATCCGATGATCCTGCAATACCCATAGCCTATCGGGATTATGGTAACGTGAACCTATTGAAAACAAAGGACTTCCAAGACCGATTTCAAGGGTAACTAACCCCAATGAAATCAATGGGTTACTAATACCCAAAATATGGTCATAATCCTTGGAATTACTGAGAAAAATGCATTTAGTTCCTAACTCCTTATAAAACAACAAGATTAATTTGACCTCTAACCCCTGCAAAATCAATCACTTATGTAAGTGACTGTTTTCGTGGAAGTTAGACGCTTGCATTATCCTGCGCTAGGACCAATATTGTATATATAGGGATGTGGACCATATGGGAACACATCAAAATGCAAATTGTGAAAGGTTCAAATTTTGATTAAGATGAAAAAAATTAGTTGGATTCTTTGGTATCTTGGAATTGATGCTGCTCCGAAAATCGCAGTAACCGAAAAATCAAGTAACAAGAAAACCGGAAAAATTCTTGTCACGAAAAGTGAGAAAGATACTTGCCCGCCTTCTTGCAAATTTTATCGTGATGGATGTTATGGTGAAACTGGTCCCGTTTCTTGGCATTGGAAAAAAGTTGTAATGGGAACAAATGCAACTGGGACCAAAATTGACGTTAAGTGGAAAACCGCACTTTCTAAAATTTCTAATCTTCCTGATGATTCACTCTGGAGGCATAATGAAGTAGGTGATCTTCCTTCGGGAAAAACTTACGAACATATTTCCGCGAAGTTTCTTAATCAGTTGGTTTTCGCAAACAAAGGAAAACGCGGTTTCACTTACACACATAAACATAAGATTGAAGAAAATTTCAAACTTATTAAAGATGCAACTGATAATGGATTCACGATTAACCTTTCTGGAGACAATGTTGACCATGCGGATATGTTGGTCAAGAAAAAATCTGGTCCGGTAGTTGTGGTCCTTCCTCTTGAAGTAAATAAGAATTTTAAAACTCCTGACGGAAACCTTGTCGTGATTTGTCCTAACACCACAGACAATGTTACTTGTAAGGATTGTGGTCTTTGCCAAATTGCGACACGGAAAACGATTGTTGGTTTTCCTGCTCATGGTGTAAGGAAGAAAACTGTTTCCCTTCAGGTTGCGAATTAAAGGAAAAGAAATGAACAAAAAAGAAAAGATGATAAGCAGCATTACTAAAATGATTCTCCCTACGACACATCCTGAAACATTTCGATACCGTTCAGTTAACGAAGATTTGGTCAAACTAAATCTAAAAACTTTGGCTACTATTAAGTGTTGTATTTCTATTCTCAAAAGGGACGGGAATGAAAGTATATATGGAACTGATGCTGAGCAACGAGGTTTTTAAAAATGAACAAAAAAGTTAACTCTAAAGAATTTCATGTTATGAATTGTCTTGGGTGCAACCATATTGGTTTTAATGTGTGGGAATTTTTCATCAAATGGCCCAAAGAAATGGGCGGTGGACGTTCTCTTTGTTTTGAAACTGCGCAAGATGCAAAAGACTTCTTAAAATCAGAATGTGAAAAAAAGGGTTTCATTCTTCGTGGAATCCCCTCATGGAATGAATGATAATTTCATTCGGATAGGAAATTGAAATGGATGCAATATTGGTACTTTTATTTTGTGGTGCATTTGCACTGATTGGTTTTATTGCAATTAATACAAATTGGAAATCGTGATGGATGAAAAATTCATAGGCGAACTCAAAGTCCGAAATACTTTTTTCGTGAAAGTCATGGGCATAAGGAATACACAGTTTAATACATATGCAATCTCATTCACTATGCGCGATGGCAAAAGAGGGCATTTCTTCTTGCTCGATCCGATAGGGGATGGAATTGCATTGGGTGATTGTATCACAATAACGGCAACCCCAACTGAACATAATATAAATACATTTGATGCTAGTGATCGATTTGCAGACACTAGGATGGGAAGGGCTGTAATAAAGAACAATACTGGTTCCATAATCAATCCAAAAAATCCACTAAAGGAATTACAATATGAAAAAGACACCAAAACAGTCTGATGTCATAATGGTAGGATGCGAACCTGATGTCGCTTCTTCTATTTCAAACAATACACTTGATGTCCTTTCTTTGCAGCTTTTTGGTAAATCGAGATCGGAAGCAATCCGCCAGGAGATTTGTGTCACTTGTGGCGCATATGCGATAGATTTTGAAGATGCACTTTCTGCAAAAGAATTTACTATTTCTGGTTTATGCCAGAAATGTCAAAACGAAGTATTTGGAGGCGAACAGTAAGACAATGGGAAGTGACAAAATTACTCGTTTCAATCGTAGGTTGAAGAAGTCCAAGAAAGACAAAAATAACATTATTCCACAACTTGAATCAGTTTCTGCAAGGACGATGGAAAAGGAAATGGATAAAGTGAAACGCCGGAGAGAAGACAGGCAAATTACTCGCATACGTTCGTTTCACGAGTTTCTAGAATTAGATATTGATGTTTAATGAATAAAGAAGAATTAACTCAATTTAGGAGAAGTCTATTATGGAATTAAATTATGCTGTGAACACGATATTCTTTTTGATATCGGGTGCAATGGTTATGTGGATGGCAGCGGGATTTACTGCTCTTGAAGCGGGTTCAGTACGAACTAAAAATGTCACAGAAATCTTAACTAAAAATGTAGCACTATTTGCAGTAGCATCTGTTGCATTCTTGTTATCTGGTTATGAGATTATGTATGGGTGGAATGAACCAAAGACACATTCCATGTATGCTGATTTCTTTTTCCAGATGGTATTCTGTGCGACAGCGATGTCTATTGTTTCCGGTGCAGTAGCAGAGCGAAAGAAGTTGTGGTCCTTCTTGATCTTCTCTGCAATTTTTACCGGATTCATCTATCCCCTCGAAGGTGCTTGGACATGGGGCGGCGGTTTTCTAAGTAAACTAGGATTCGTTGATTTCGCTGGTTCTGGTATTGTTCACATGGCAGGCGCTGCAGCGGCAATCGCAGCCGTTATTATCATTGGACCTCGTGAGGGAAAATATGATAAACATGGTAACCCGAAAAACATCCCCGGTTCAAATATGCCACTTGTTGCGTTGGGTACATTAATTCTGTGGCTCGGTTGGTTCTTTTTTAATGGTGGTTCACAACTAGCGTTCTCTACTATTGTCGATGCAAAGGCCTTGGGTAAAATATTTGTTAATACTAACATGGCTGCTGCTGGTGGTTTATTGGGTGCGATGATTGCATCTAAACTCTGGTCAAAGAAAGTTATTCTTAATGTAACATTGAATGGCACACTAGCAGGATTGGTTGTTATTACTGCTGACCCACTTTCACCAAGTCCAGAAGTTGCTGTACTCTATGGTGCGCTAGGTGGTGCGGTGATTCCGTTCGTTATGTCTCTTCTTGAAAAATGGGGTATTGATGATCCCGTTGGTGCTATTTCTGTACATGGTATTGCGGGGATAATTGGACTACTTCTGGTTCCTATCTTTAATACAGATGCAACAATGTTAGCACAGTCAATTGGTATCGTAACTATTGGTGGATTCGTGTTCACAACATCTATTATTATTTGGTGGACATTACATAAGACTATAGGTATCCGCGTAGGTAAAAAAGAAGAGATGGTTGGTTCTGATATGTACGAGGGTACAGGAAATGCGTATCCAGAATTTATGAACAATGACAACTGATTTCGAGGACGAAGAAAATGAAATGTTCAATGATGTGAATATGAACAGAGAAGAGTTTATGAAATTCATTAGTGAAGAGAAATTTCAAGAGTTTGTTAGAATGGCATATGGAGATGGTGCAATTGATGATATCAAGAATATCCTAAAACAAATGGAAAAACTTAATCTCAGAGAGTCGCAAACAAAGAACCTTGAATTTCAACCTGAATCTAAACTTGAATCTGAATTTATGAATGATCTTGAAGAAATTTCCGAAGTAATATTTAAAAATGGAGAAGATATGGATATGGATATGATAAAAAATCAAGATGAACCGACTGTGGATAATTCGATACATTCTCATCACGGTGGGTTTCGCCTTCTTGGTGGACCGTTCGATGGGGCATATGTTATGCCAGACGATCCAATCCACAAATGCCGCGAAGAAAATTTACCAGAGACTGTCAATTCGGGCAAGGTAAGATTTGTTATTGCATATTGGCCGCCGGACATCAAACTAAAAGACATGAACATGATGGAACCATTGTCTAGGATTGTGTATGAGAAAAGTTTAGTCGATGTCAATGAAGATGTTAAACTAAAACAATTTGTTTATGAGCCTGCTCCAGAGTATGATAGCTTTGCAGATCGGAAAAATGAGATTACGAATTTTAGACTATTTTACGGACATCGCCGCGGCGGTATCCAAACAAAACTTGTCATTTAGTTTAGAGGAGAAGAAATGGCTTACAGCGACAATTTACTCGATCATTATAACAATCCCCGCAATGTCGGCTCTATGAATAGAGATGATAAAAATGTGGGCACTGGTATCGTTGGTGCGCCGGAGTGCGGTGATGTAATGAAACTACAAGTGAGGGTAAACAATACGGGCATCATTGAAGATGCCAAATTTAAAACTTTTGGTTGTGGTAGTGCTATAGCATCGAGTTCCTTGGCGACTGAATGGTTAAAAGGAAAAACTATCGATGAGGCAAACGAGATCAAGAACACGCATATCGTTGAGGAGTTAAACCTACCTCCGGTCAAGATTCATTGTTCTGTACTTGCCGAGGATGCTATTAAATCTGCCCTTGCTGATTTATCTGAAAAACAAAAACAGTCGGGGCGAGATATGAACATTGCTGTTGTTTCTGCTGATTAAATTACTACTAAAATATTGGAGAAAAAATGCCAACATATGATTACGAATGCGGGGAATGTGGTCACACATTTGAAATGGTACTTCCCATTCCCAAAAAAGACAAACCAACTAGATCAAAATGTCCCGTATGCGGCGAGAAGAAAGTCAAAAAGATTATTGGCGCTCCCGTAATTGCAGACATTTTCAGATTGGATGTTCGATCCAAAGACCCAGGCATGAGAGACTTGCTGCAGAAGATTCACCAGAGAACGCCAGGTTCACAATTGGATCAGAGTGCAACGGAGTTCTAAAATGAAAAAAATAATTATGGGAATGCTTTGTTTCTTATTCATCATAAAAGCATTTCCAGTATGGTCTGCTACTGCGCCATCAGAACCCTCAGAAGATCAAACAGAGTCGGTAGAGAAACCACCGGCGATTGTGATCCCTGAATCGCGGGGAACACGGAGAGTAGTAACAGCTAATACTTGTTTTCCAAATGATATATTTTTACGACTTATGGTTGAAAATAATTTAAAGCCTGGAGTTCAAGGACACGAAATGTCCATATCAGATATGGGAATGACTTTATCTGGAATGATGACAGTATGGTTTGATTCTGAACAAGAATATTTTATTGTTACTAGTACCGCGAGCATGGGATACACTTGTATTATCAGTCGAGGAACCACACCGACATTAAATCTATCTAACATATGGTCGATTGGAGAAAGTGAACGAGAAAAATTTTAGATTACTACCCGCACCGCAGCGAGTAGAATCCTATCGTCCTTCACATCCCGGATACACGGCGAGATCACCGCTCGCCTCATTATAAATATATATATTCGCCGGAGTGTGGAAGACGATAGGATTATTATATTTTTAGATTGTACGAACTGGCAACCGTTTGAGTTTTTGAAGAAGGACATGCAAGACAGCGGTTCGACTCCGCTCACCTCCACCATGGGGGTGTAAGGAAATCGATTGGTGTGTTAGACGCAAAGACGAGGATGCCCGTGTTGGGGAAGGCACGTTAAAAGTCCCCGAACCATAGCCGACAACTTTGTTGGAGGTTTCGCTCTCGCTGCGTAAGCAGTAAAGCCGGGTTTGGTCCCGCCTGGGAACAGAATGGGACCACTATTTTTTTAATGTAAAATGAAGGAATGATTATGTTTAAAGTGAATCAAATAAAATTCTGTCCTCTTTGTGAGGCCTCGGCGCTCGAAAGTGGGTGTCCTAATTGTGGAGCAAAGGATTTTAAATACAAGGGGAACTCAACATTGATTTGTAATGTCTGTGACGAGGTCTTCGCAGTTGCTCATAAAGAGAAATCTTTTTTAGATTAAATAGGAGAATTGAATAATGTTAGGAATCTTAGGATTAGGTATTCAGGCAATAAGCGGAATCGCTGGGTTTGCGATGCCGTTCGTTGGAGATGTCGTAGGATATTTTAAAAAGAAATCGGATAATCAGCACGAACTTGCAATGATGGAAATGAACGGAAAACTTGCAAAAGAAGAAGCTGCTTATCGTCTCGAAGAAACAGTCGAGAAAACTAGTTCCTCTGATTTTCAGGCGGCACACAAACCGCAGATTAGTTTTGGTGTTCAAGTTCTCGATAAGTTAGCTGACCTATCTTGGTCGCCGTGGATTTCAGCGCCGATTGTTTATCTATTTTCACTCTTGGACTTCCTGATTGGATTTGTTCGTCCGGGCGTGACATATGCACTCATTGGTTTGTATGTTGCAACCAAGTGGGCAGTATTTATAAAAACAGGAAATGTCCATGATGTTTGGCGCGCAGAAGATATGATTCTTCTGGAGATGACATTAGGATTTTGGTTTGGTTATAGAACCCGTAAAAAGGTTGGTACGAAATAATGCGCGGCGTTTCGCAAAATGCGATTGACCTGATAAAGTTTTTTGAGGGTCTGCATAAAGTCGAGGGCGATCATATTGTTCCCTACAAGGATGCAGTTGGTTTCTGGACCATTGGATATGGACATTTACTTTCTCGTGATCGCTCAGCCGTAAACACATGGGAACCAATTACTGAAGAATATGCCGAGCAAGTTTTATTGCGAAACGATTTAAATAGATTTGAAAAAGGGGTGATAAGGTTAATCAACGTACCACTGACCGATGGTCAATTTGGTGCGTTGGTTGCCTTCTCATTCAATTTAGGCCTTGGTTCACTTCAATCATCCACACTAAGAAAACGGGTGAATGAAGGAGAACACGAGTCAGCCGCCGAGGAGTTTCACCGATGGATATTTGCTGGTGGAAGAAAATTGAGGGGATTAGTTACTAGACGAGCAGCAGAATCAAAACTTTATCTTTCTTAAAATTGAGGATTGTATGTATTGTATGAAAAAATGGATTTTATTATTTGTTATGTTCTTTGTTATGGTTCCTGAAATAGTTCCTGAAGCTTCCACGGCCACAAAAAATCCCCCTGCGGATTGGTCACAATGGGAAACTCTGAGAAGTTATACGGCCATCGCAGATCAAGTCCAAGTAGAATGCCTTGCAAAGAATATTTATTTTGAAGCAAGGAATCAAAAATTAGTTTCCCGTATTGCGGTGGGACTAGTCACACTGAATAGAGTCGAAGATGAATTGTTTCCACCTACAATCTGTGGAGTGATTACAGAAGCACAACTATGGAAAGGGAAACCTGTCAGAGATGCATGTCAATTCTCATGGTACTGTGATGGAAAATCCGATGTTCCTAAAAACTTAAAGGCGTGGAACAAAGCATTTAATCTCGCAATTAATTTATACACGATGAAAAATTACCACATCTTTGATTTTACATATGGTGCAACACATTATCATGCGACATATGTAAATCCGAAATGGGCGAAGAAACTGAAACGTACCGCACAATTTGAGATGCATATTTTTTATAGAATGGAGAAGTAAGATGTCAGTAGAACACAGGAGTCCAAGACGATTCCACAAAGAGATCGAGGACATGGCCGCAAAAGACGGCCTATCATATATCGATGCATGTATAGAATTTTGTAATCAGCGAAGCATTGAACCTGATGCAATTGCAAAATTAATCAACAAGCAATTAAAAGATAAAATCGAAGTCGAGGCAACCGCCTTGCACTTTTTGCCGAATAAGGGTAAGTTGCCGGTATGAACAAAAATGAAAGATATGCAAAATGATTAGAATAATTTCCAGTAGAGTTTTTGGAGATAAAGTTAAGGATGTAAGACAAAACTCATTGTTCGTAAAATATATTGGTGATGATGGAAAAGAAAATTCGATTCAATTTGTTGCGAATCATTCTAAAGTTTCAACGTGGACACTTGATGACTCAAACGAGGTTCTCATTGAAATGGAAAATATAATTGCGACAGCACTCAACAACATAGGACCATAATTGGAGATTGATATGAAAAAAATATTACTATCACTTTTAATTATTTTTTCTAGTGTTAGTGTTGTAAGTGTTACAGAGGCCAGAGGTGGTCGAGGACATGGTGGACACCATAGCAGACATCACGGCGGATACCATGATGCAACAGCATGGATATTTATCGCTGCGATATTAGGTAGTGCTCTTATATTGTCTCAACCCCACCAGAGAATGCCGAGGACGAGAAGTTGCTGGACAGAACGAAGATCGATATATGATAGATGGGGAAATTATGTCGGGTATCAAACCAGACAAATTTGTGACTAATAAGGAGAGAGATATGAATATAGGTGATAAGCATAAAACTTCTATCAAGGTTCGGCCGGCCGGGCCGGAGGTTCGTATGGCAGGACCGCCACCAAACGGAAGTAGACCAGAGAAGATGGCATGGAAGTGCCCGGGATGTGACTACTGGGTTTCACCCGATGAAAAAGTTTGTCCAATCTGTGAACCAACAATGGAAAACAGAGTGGACACAGAAACGAAAGAATTTTTGATAGAATAGGTAAAAGTGATGGACGAAGTTTTTAATTATGTTACACAGTTTCACACATTCATTATGGGATACAAAGATTTCATCACCGCAATGTTTGAATGTGGCGGAAGCGTTGCAGTTTCTGTGTGTATACGCAAACTGCATATTGATAAAATGGTTCGCGGAGTTGATTGGAAATATCTTGCGTACTATATGACATGGACGGGTTGGAATTTACTGTACTATCCATCATTCGATCAATGGTACAGTTTCAGTGCAACATGTTCAATGTTACTTGTTAATTCCATATGGATGACACAAATGATTTACTACAATGCGCGAGAAAGGAGAGGGGCAGTTTCTAAGGTGTAACAACCTTTTATATTATGGTTATAACTTTTACATTATGAAACACGTTTGGATAAAACTACTATACTAGAAACATTACACTATGCATAATGTGGACAAAAGACCATAAGGAGAAGTACATGGGTTTTGATGATTTATTTACTACTGAGTACACAGAAAATCTCACCAAAGAACTAGAAAAACTTTCAGGGAATAACAAAGAAAAGAAATCCTACAAGGACGATAGGATTTGGGAAGCGCAGATGGACAAGGCTGGAAACGGCATGGCCGTCATTCGGTTCCTTCCGCCTCCTGATGGCGAGGCCTCCCCGGCTGCGAAACTTTGGTATCACGCATTTACAGGACCGTCAGGCGATTGGTATTATAAAAATTGCCTCACCACAATCGGGAAACGCGATCCTGTCGCAGATGCAAACAATGTCCTTTGGGAAACAGGTATTGAATCCAACCAAAACATTGCGAGAGATCGCAAACGTAAGTTGAACTATTACTCCAACATTTATATTGTGAGTGATCCTGCGAACCCAGAGAATGAAGGAAAGGTCTTCCTCTTTAAATATGGTGCAAAGATTTATGAGCACATTAAAAAGAAGACGCATCCTGATACTGCCTTTGGTGAAACCCCAATCAACATCTTTGATTTTATGAATGGTGCTGATTTCAAACTTCGTATTCGCAAAGTTGGTCAATGGGCGAACTACGATCTTAGTGAATGGGCAGCACCCTCGGCTCTTCTGGGAGGGAACAAAGACGAACTGAGAGAACTGTATGATAAACTGTATTCTCTTTCCGCGTTTGTTGCGCCTGATCAGTTCGAGGACTATGATGTCCTGAAGGCAAAGTTCGATGGAGTGATCAATCCAAAAGGTATTAAGGAAAGATTTACTGCTGAGGAGATCGAACCGGAGGAAGATGATATTCCTATCGGGGGAGTTGATCCACGTTCCACAGTAGCGGTTGGTTCCGCTGGTGGTGAGGGTGAAGAGACAGTCGCTGATGCAATGGATTATTTTAAAAACCTTGCAGAGAACGATGACTAGACGGAGGCAGGCAGACTAGCTTGCAGGGGGCGTCCTACGGGGCGCCCCTTTTTTAGGCCTTGTTATATTCTTAATTGTTCAACCGTCGATTTATCTTCAAGAAGCATGTTTTTAAATGTTATCATTAGTATACCTTTACAAAATAACTCGACTGTTCTGTGTCAGACGATCCATACAAATAACATAAATTCACAAATTTATTTTGTTGTTTCTTAGTTGAACTTGTACTCAATATTACATCTAGAAACTTCATACAAACAATTTTACTGTGTTTCCAATTTTTATTTGTATTATTATAGTTCTTTAAAAATACATCGTAATCCATCACCTTCCTTATTTTTAACTGTCCATCATTATGTTTTTTATACATCTGATATAATTTTTCTGGAAAATCATTTTTTCTTGTTTCCTGAAACAATACACCCTCTCCACCGGGAGGGATAAATGACTTATTCATAACCGTAACGGTATAGAAATTAACATTACCACCACCAATCTTTCCTGCTGCAGCAGAACTTCCTTTTATTTCTCCCTGCCATGATGTATCACCACCAAATGTTCTAAATTGAATATCATCTGCTGATGTTTCAATATAGATATCCTGTGATGAAAAAAAATCACCAGTCTTACCATATTTATAACCCCTAAAGGTATAATCTTTCTTTGCAGCTGCGCCTGGTTTTTTGTATTCTTGAAATTTTGCTGGGACTTTACCTATTTTCTTGAGTGAGATAGCTAAGAGTTTTGTTCTATCAGTTGCATTGTTAGCACCCGCTAACTCTGATACTTTCTTGTTCAGTTCACCCCAATTATTAGAAAAATCATGTAGAGGTTTCTTTGTTTTCACAAGAGTACTCATCCAAATATCGCCAGGGTTCCATTTGTCATGTGAAAATGAACCAGGCACTTGTGGCTTATCAGTTGCCTTATCTATATCCTGGCACATTTTCTTTGCTTTATATATGTTATCCATAAAGGTAGAACCTCTATGAAAGTATACAGTTCCAGATACTTTTCGTCCAAACTTTTCCCACAATTTATTTGCAGTCTTCAAATAAACATCATGTTCATCATCTCGCCAATCTCTAGGTCCAGATATCAAACAATCTGATAGAGACATTGTTGCGTCAACATATATCTTTGTACTATCTAATTGTTTATCTGTTATAGTTTTAATTTGTTTTTTTGCTTTATTAAATACATAAGCACAGTAATAACACTGTAGGGATTCGGTGTACTTAGTATCAACTGCGCCGCCGCCTGAACCGGAACCGCCGCCGAAATCTGCATCTTTGAATACTTTATTAAACTTACTAGAGCCTTCTTTTTTCTGTGCATTAATCCAATGAAGAACTTCACCAACTGAATCCCAGTTTACGCCAGTTACTTTTATTCCATTAGCCGTTGTACCGATTATGAAAGGTTTATTATCCTTAATTTTATGAACAAATACATCAGGACGCTTAATGCCTGCATAAGGCCCATTGGCTGCTTCCTTCCTCATGTCGTTGCGCTGAAGTCCAGCCATAGAAAACTCCTATGATACTATGTTATTTTTACACCTCGAAATAACTTCTTCAGGCCGGTGGAAATAAGTTACACATATCCATCGC